AATATGAGACAGGGCCGGCCAATAGAAATCCCAACGCGTAGACCGTGAGAACATCCTGTTTAAACCCTGTTGATAGTTTAAATCGGCGCGTACGCTCACAAGTCCGATAATTAGACAATGTTCAGTGAATGATTTTATAAATCCATGACCGGATCCAGAGAAGGTACCCATAGCAGATAGATTCCCTTGAGGTGATGTCCCATCAGTTGAAGAAGTTTGTGGGATAGGAGTTACAGTAATTGGACTAGATCCTCCACCTAGATATTCAGGTCTTTGGAGCCTAGAATCAGGTGATGATACGCCAAAATGAGACAGTACAATTTCCGTGTAACGAGTTCCGCCACGGGCATCTCTTTCATAAATTTTTTGAATTTGAAAAGCTTCACGCAATGCGTTAATAGTAGAAGCTGTAGCAGTTGATAAATCTGCAAACCAACGTTCGTTGGGATCTATATATAAATTTGAAGCACCGTCGAGAACACCGCTAGCATCGGAAGATAAAGCGGTAAGTCCTGATAAAGCATCGGTAGAAGCAACACGCAACAGATTCGGATTATTCTCAACAGCGAAATCATATGCTTTAATTTCAGCGACGGTTCCAAGAGGGAGCTCAACAGCAACACCTTTTTGTGGCCACGGAAGGCAGGCAGTGAAATAATCATGTCTTTTTCCTCTTCTAAGTAATGCATAATCTGTGGAAGTATCTGGGCCATCGTCCATATCAACGACTACTGAATTTTGCAAGTTTTGATCACGAAACCATTCGTTGTAAATCAAGTTGTAGGCGCGATGCCACAACGTGGAATGAGTGAGCAAAGCTATATCTGTAGGAATTCCGAAATAATCGGAAAGAGATCCCACAAGGTGACCAACCGTTACTGGTGACACCATTTGTGGAATTAGAAAGTCAACTGAATCACCTGGATTAGTCTGTTCGCCATTAAATTTTTGCCAGTTATCCCATACCAGACGGTAGGGAACAGCGAAGAAAAATGTATCGGCATAAAGATTGTCCATTGTTGGTACAATCGGTGTACCGAGTCGAGCAAACGTAGTCATTTTTAAATTGAACGTATCTCCAGGTAGTGCCTCATCAACGAAAATTGGCACTAGCCAACCGGCATCGAATGTTGTCTTAAAGCCATGAGAACGATTGAACGAAGATCGAGGAATCTCTGCTTTAGGAACCTGTGAGAAGTTGTGTTTCATGACTGAGGGTTGTGACCCGGATTTACCACCGAACATATTATTTCTCCTTATTGAATAGTAGTAGCTTGTACATCCTTTTTGAAATTAGAAGCTAATCCAAGATTATTAGGTTTTTTTAAATTTTCAAAAGTTCCGGTTAATTCTGAGAATTCACCAATTTCATATAGAGTGAAATCCTCTGGATATTCACAAAATTGGGTTTTAGGATCATTCACAATTGTTTGCCAAGAACGTAATGCCTGAGCAACAGTTTTCATATGAAATGGAGTTGCATAACATTTAGCTTTTGAATCATAGACAGAGAATATTTTAGTCATCATTATTTTCAAGTCCTCTTATTAATCGTTTACTTTTTATTTCTTGGCATACTTCCTTGGTAGCCAGCCGACGGTAATCGGTTTCTTTAGCTTCTAAAATCCGTCCATTGATTTTTCTTATACGTTTTACTTTAAGGAACACTTCAGGTTCGTCAAGTTCAAATTGCCGATCATAGAATTTAGGAGGCTTCATTTTTTTACCGCGAATGATAAGTTCATCGCGGGGATACACTTCGTGTTTATATTTTTCATACCAGCCCTTGGCTATGCCAGGACGTCGGGACATCGTAGTATATTCGGGTTTTTTATTACCGTAATGTTTTTGGGCCATTGGGCCAGTGATTTTTTTTGTTATGTATCGTGCCACGTAAGCAGCACTTTCGAAGGTGACGTCTCCGATTGTTGAGAATCCGAAAGGCCAAAGGGCTTCCAGGTTTTCGGATGTGTAGAGTTTGTTGCCTCTTAAGTTTTTCCATAATTTTTTATCTCCAAAGTCGAAATTAAAAATACAAGCATGGTAATGTGGTCTTCCGAATTTTTCGCCATACTCTCCACAGTGGAAGAAGCGAATTTTTGGGCCGAATTTGAAACGTAATCGTTTCATAAAGTCTTGGTAATGTTTTACATTTAGAGATCCGTTTTTAGGTAGATGGCTATCTGAGTAAGTGAGAGTGATGAAGCAGTTTTTTTCATATAATGACGCTTCGTGTACACATCTTATAGCCCACTGACGGGATCGTTCAAGACGACAGCCTATGCATTGGCCACATGGTAAATCTATCGGAAGATCATAAAAGCCTTCCCTTGGATTAAAGGTTATATTACGTTTGCCCGATTCCGGGTTTACGGTATTGGATCGATACCCTTTTAAGGGTCGGAAGCATGGCATTGCTTTCGGCCTTTTCTAATTTAGAGGCGAATTCCGCCACGCATTGGTTTACGACCACCATTCTTACCATGTACTTTTTTAGCAGTTTTAGTGAATAGTCTACGGCTTTTGTTTTTTTTGATTTTGTGTCTATGTTTCATCTTTGTTCTCCTCGGTTCAAAATCTTTTTTTTGTGCCAGCGACGCAGAGCGCGCTGTCACTGGGGACAGTTACATCAAGTGGGTAACTGTCCTGCCTCCCTTAACGCTTCGCGTAAGGATCGGCTTAATCGCCCTTAACGGGCTTCTCTTTTTTAGTTGGAGCTTTTGGTTCCGTTTTAACTTTCGGTGGATCCTCAGTAGGTTTTTTAAGTTTAGGGAGGCATCCTAATTCACGGAGCTCATCAACATTTTCTTCGTTTGAGCAGAATTCGAGGAATGATGCTGGATCGTTATCAAAGCGTTTTCTAATATTTGCAGGTAAAGCTTCAAATTGTTGTTGTGCATGCATGACTGTATTTAGAGAGGTTTGGTAATCCGATACATTGGCGAAATCGCCATATTGAGGATTTTTTTTGATTAGTTCTGGTAATTGACCAGTTTTATTGAATTTACTCATAATTGAATTTATATCGCATTCGTCTTTGAACTCTCCATGAGTTTTTCCTTGTTTTGGGAATTTTATTCCACTTCGTTTATGTTTTTGAAAGTTCTTTTTAATTTCCATTTTTATTCCTATCTAGGTTTGAATTTTTTACGATGTTTGGGTTTATTTTTACGTGAGAAGTTTTTACGATCAAATTTTGGTTTTGCACCTGTAGGTATTTTTATTGTTCCAGATGAACGTGGTAAGCCGAAGCTACCACGATGGCGGGATCCGCCGCCGAAGGGGTTAAGACGACGCATAAGAGCATCTAGGGGTGCTACCGTTTTATCGTAGCCAGAATGTATAGTACGTACTTCCGTTTCAGCTTTGATGGCAGGGAGTTCAGCTTTAAGCCGTTTTGAGGTTTGTTCAGCAACTTTTGCATTATTAATATTAAGTACTTTTTGAGCATGTTGAGTTGCAGTAGCGGCTTCATTTAAGCCTGATTGAGCATCGACAGCTTTTATTTCTTTTTTTACACGACGAGAATCAAGAGCACTTGATATTCCTTTTGAAGTAGCATCTTCAAAATGTGGAGCTTGTAATTGAGCTTTAGCGCCAGTAGGAGTAGAAGCACCGCCTCCTGGGTTCATAGCGAGCATTGGATTAAGACCAGCTCTTTTCATGTCATACATTGAGCGACTATAGGCTGTGTTTGACATATAAGTTTGGAATGCGCGATTTTTTTCTGCTTCAGCAGCATTGGCGGCATTAGTAGCATCGACAGCACGCTCGTTAGAAACATTAGTTAGTACACCACCAAGAAATCCGAGTGGTCCAGCAGCGCTTTCTATACCCATTTTTTTCTCCTAAAAATGATCAATTAATCCAGGAACAGAGTACACAGGCATTGGTCGAGCACATACAAAGTCAAAGTATGCATCGAAGAAGAATTGAGGTTCCGATGGAACAGCTATAATACGATCGACAGGTGGATTCTCGACAATGAAGGTTGCGTCTAAGACGGGAAGTGTTGCGAAATCTTGGGCTAAATGCCAGATATCGAGAGGAGTGCTGTACGTTGATCGAAATTGGCCTGTAATAAGAGACGGTTTATATCGATACTCGGCATATCGTTCTTGATAGCCGAATACTAATTCATCATTAGCTGAAGCATCAGCCCAAATTTCTTTATTGAGAACAGCTTGCTCTCCAATATGAGACAGGGCCGGCCAATAGAAATCCCAACGCGTAGACCGTGAGAACATCCTGTTTAAACCCTGTTGATAGTTTAAATCGGCGCGTACGCTCACAAGTCCGATAATTAGACAATGTTCAGTGAATGATTTTATAAATCC